AACTAAAAAACATGAACATTGAAAAATTAGCATTTGAAGAATTTGAAAATGTCGGTGATGAAGGATTATTTCCAAATCACACTGACAAAGATATATGGATAGCAGGATTTAAGGCAGGTTATTCATACATTCTTAATATTGAAGATGATATCAAAAAATGTGAAAAAAGTCCAACAGGTAAACATGATTGGACACTACCACCAGATTCATTCGATGAACCCTATTGTAAATATTGTTATAAAACTTAAATACGTTTTTATATTCAAATAATTTTACTATCTTTGTTCTTTACTTAAAAATACTAAATATGAAAAATTTACCAAAAAGGAATGTATCCTGATAGAGACAATTTAGTTTATTATGATACAGAAAAATGCCAATTCTATATTATAAAATGGGAAGATGGTGGAAATAATGATATTCCTCATAGATATTATATTGATACACCATATGCAAATATTTATACATTAGATAAAGTAATCTGTAAAGGAAAAATGGAATGAAAAAACCAATAGTATATGTTGATATGGATGGAGTTTTGTGTAATTTTTTCAGAGCTGCAAGAAAAGCTTTAACTGAAAATCCAACACAAAGATATCCACAAGCACAATGGGGATTTTTTTTAAAATTAGAAGAAATACCTGATGCAATCGAATCATTTAAGATTCTTCAAGAAAAATATGATGTTTGGATTTTAACTAGACCATCTTTTAAAAATGTGAATTGCTTCAGTGAAAAAGCTCAATGGGTTTTGGAACATTTAGGATTTGATGTTCTTGAAAAAACTATTATGTGTGGTGATAAATCTCTTTTGAAAGGCGATTATCTTATAGATGATATGAATACAGATAAACAATCTGAATTTGAAGGCGAATGGATTGAATTTGGTTCTAGTAAATTTCCAAATTGGAAATCGGTTGTTGATTATTTAATGACTGATGTATGAAAATAAAATCAATTGGTCTCAATTTAGAAAAGCCAAAAAAATACTCACGAAAATTATTTATATGTACTTGTGAGTGTAGAGTATATTCAACATCAACTTCACTAATATTAGATCGAATAATAGTTAAGTATGAAGTTGAACCAAATAAAGTTTTATCAACAATTAAATTAAAAAAAACTCAATGGGGGAATAATCATTATTGGGGACAATTTAAACAAGTAATTGAATTACCATCAATTTTTTCTAAATTAGATGAAAGCGATTTTATCATTGAAACTGGTTTTTTTAAAAGAGACGGTGTTCAAATGCCTTTTATTCATGAAATATCAATATCAAATGCTCAAAAATACTTCTTGATTAAGAATCAAGAAGATAGAAAACAAAAACTAAGTAAAATAAATTTAAATGAATGAATTTGAAAAAATGTCATTAGAAATACAAAAAAGAAGGTCATAAATTAACCAATTTAACTAATGGTGGTGAAGGTTGGAATAATATGGAGTTTTCTAATGAACATAAGAGAAATATAAGTTTAAGTCATGCTGATGTTTCTGGTGAAAATAATCCAATGTTTGGTAAAAATCATTCTGTTGAAGCAAAAGAAAAAATAAGGAACTTTAGACTTAGTTATAAAATAACAGATGAAACAAAAATAAAAATGAGTTTAAAACAAAAAGGAGAAAATAATCCAAATTCAAAACTTAGAGAAAAAGATGTGATACAAATTAGAGAACACTATAATTCTAATAATTATAGTCAAAAAGAATTATCTGTGATGTTTAATATTAAGCCTGCGGCTATATACAAAATTGTACATCGTATAACTTGGAAAAATATATAAACCATGAATGATTTATCTACATTAAAAAATTTAATTCTCGCCCCTTATATGCTGAAAGCAACCGCACTTATAGGTGTGGCTCGTAAAGTTGGTGGCAACCAATTTAGGCACTCTTTTGCAACACTTGGTATCTTATTTGACTATAAGTACTATGATGATTCTGTTCTTCTAAAAGCATCTTTATTACATGATATTTTAGAAGACCTAAACGATAATGATTTAGATGAAATTCGTGAACTTGATGCTGATGGTCCAGCAGTTGTTGAAATTGTTGAAGAAGTTACAAGAAAAACTACAGAAACAAAAATAGAATATCTTGAAAGACAAAAAAACAACTCTTTAAAAGCAAAAATTCTTAAATGTGCAGATAGAATTAGCAATCTAACTGATTTACATTTAGATACGCACACCTCTGGTAAAATATCACAATATCTTGATCAAACAGAAAAATATATTCTTCCTTTGGCTCAAGAAGTCAATTCTAATTTTGAAAAAGAATTGATTGACCTTATAATCAAAAGAAGAAAGTTGTGTAAAATAGAAAATGAAGATTTTTCAATATAAAAAAATATGAGATACTTAAGAATAAATAGCTTACCACCTTCAAAAGATTGGGTTGACAGGGATGAAATCATGCTTCATGCTTGTTTTCAAATATTAGAAGATTGTGTTGAAAAAGAAAATGTCGACACTCACTGCAACTATGAAGCTCACAAAGATTTTGTTGATGAAGTGAGATTTCTTTACCAATGGTGGAAAGAAAGAAAAGAAAAAGAATGGGATGATAATCAAATGGATGAAGATGATGAAATGTTATTTAGATTAATGAAAATAAGAACTGCATTATGGACTTAAATAAAATAAAATTAGAAAGACTTGACCCATTAGGTCAAGTCTTAGAAACTATAGAATTAGATGGTAGATGGGCAATTACAATATCTGATAAAATCTACTTTATGACAAGTGATTACATAGAAGAAATAAAACCAAATTTAGAAAAAATACAAAAAAACTTTTTAGATAATTTATTATGAAATTCACTTGGAAACCAATAACAGATATAAATAATTTACCAAAAGGTGTTGAAATAATGGTTTGTATAAAAGAAAATTACTGCGAATATATTCGTAGAGAAGCAGAAATTGAAATGGTTCCTCTTGTAGTTGCTAAAAAGAATGGCGTTCTTGAAGAATATGTTAGGCTAAAAGCATACCAGATTTGGGATGGTAAACAACCACTCTATGGTGTAACACCATTTGGAATGTTACAAAAATAATCTAAAAACAAAAAAGATGAACAAAAAAGTTCATCTTTTTTTGTTTATATAAAAAAATATTGTATCTTTGTAGTGTCAAATTAAAACTATAAGATATGGAACTCACATACGGACTTCATTTACCACCACAAGACACAGAATTTAAAGAAAATTATGAGGCTTTTAATACTCTAATGGGCACATTTGAACTTAGTGGAGTATTCTCAGAAAAATTACTAGATAAAGTGTATGTTTTATCTTTGAGGGCATTAGATGTTAAAATTAAAAAAAATAAAAAAGAAATTGAAGCAAAAGAAGCAGATGAACTTAGAAAAAAAATATATGTAGAATTTCATACACTGTTAAACACATACAATATTTTTTCACAAGAATTCAAAAAAACATCATTAGGTTTATTTCACACATTATCATATTACTAAAAAATTAAAAACTATGACAACTGCATTACTCATTCTAATACTAATTGTAGCGGATATTATTATTTATAGATTAGTTATTATGATCTTATTAAGATTAAAAAAAGCAAGATACCAGAAACAATATAAAGCAAGACTTCGTTCAAAATGATAGAAAAAGAAAAATGCGCAAAAGATGTTGAAGTCATTATAAATGACAAGAAAACAAAATGGAACCAAGAGGCTGGCTGTGTAAATAATGGTCTACTTGGCTTCTTATTCAATAAAAGTGGATTTAGTATCTGTGATAAAGTATATGAATTTACACCATTTACTATTTTAATTCTTCAAGGTAAACCAAAAAGAATAGGTCAAAGTGGTGTTCAAATCCTTTATAAAATAAAAGGCGAAGATGATACAATCTACGCATCTTGGTGGATAAATTTTAAACATAAAGTAGATCAACTCTTTATTTAATTCAATCATGTCAACAATCGGAATTATCTTTACTATTATTGGCACACTATTATGTCCAATATTCACATTAGGCTGTGTACTTATACACTTCGATCTAACAGCAGTTGGTATATTTGCTCTTATTGTTTCTATTGGATGGGATAAAAAAACAGGAAATTTAAAAATTGATTAAAAATGAAAATAGTAGAAATTGATAACGACAAAATCACAAATGTTGCGAAGGAAAAAGCAAAAACAACAGAAGAATGCTGGTATATGTATGAAACATATTTAAAACCACACGTTTTCAAAACAGGAATAATGTATGGATTTGTTACAGGCTTAATCACTGGAATAACTATAGTCACCATTATAATGAAAATTGTGAATTTCTGAAAATAATTTAAAAATTATTTGGTAATTCAAAAACTTATTCTTATCTTTGTACTATCAAAATTAAAATGATGAAAAAAGACACAAAAGCAATAAAGATTAAATGTAGTGTATGTGGTGAAAAATTTGACCCACGAAAATACGAACAACATCATAAAAAATGTGTTCCTAAAAAATAGAAAAAAACGATATTTTTTCGTTTATATATAATAAAAAATTAAACAAAACAAAAAAAGTTTCATACAATAATAATAACAAAATAAAAACTTAGAAATCATGACACAATTCAGTAAACATAGTAAATCCTTTAAATTTTGGTCACATAGCCAGAGTTCGGATATAATTATGTCTACCGATAAGTGAAATTATCAAAAAGACTAAATTTGTAAAATCCGAACTCCTTAAAAAAGTTCGGATTTTTTTATTAAAAAACATTACAAAAAATTAAAAAATGAGAGTATCAAGTAAACATAGTAGTTCCTTTAAATTTTGGTCACAAAACCAAGGTTCGGAAATATTTATGCCTTAATCAAAAGATTAAAAGCAAAAAATAAAAAATCCGAACCGTTAAAAGTTCGGATTTTTTAGTTTATGATGGTGTAAATGATGGTGTAAATGATGGTGTAAAATAAATTCAGATTTTTTATGTGGGTTTAGCTGAGATGGTTTAGCATCGGTTTGAAGCGCCGAGTTAGGAAAGGACGGTGGTTCGATTCCACCAACCCACGCAAAACAAAAAAATGTTCATTGACATATTGGATAATAAAGAAAAAGAAATCAAGAAAGATTTCTAAATAATAAAGAGGGTGCGTAGCTCAATTGGATAGAGCTTCTGACTTTTAATCAGAAGGGAGCGTAATTGCCGTTGTGGGTTCGAGTCCCACCGCACTCACTTATTTTTTAATAATTTAATAATATTTTCATTTTTTATAAGTTTGGTGCCTGACTTTTTTTATATATACAAATAAAAAACTATATGGAAAGAAATTGGGTAGAAATACAAAAATATTATGATAATAATCATACCTGGAGAGATATTGTAGAAATTTTTAAAATATCAAGTAAAACTTTATCAAAAGCAATAAAAAATAATTTAATAAAAACTAGAACTATAAGTGAAGCAAATATAGTGGCAAATATAAAAAATACAAAAACTCTATCAGAAGAAACAAAAAATAAAATTTCAATTTCTAGAAAAAAATACTTAAAAGAGCATCCAGATCAAGTACCATATCTTTTGAATCATTATAGTAAAGGTGAGAGTTATCCTGAAAAATATTTTCAATCAATTTTAGAAAAAACTAAAATAAAATATGAAAGATATTTACAAATAAGTTATTATAATATAGATTTTGCATTCATTGAAAAAGGAATTGATTTAGAAATTGATGGAGATCAACATTATTTAGATCAAAAAATAGTTGAAAGCAATAAAGAAAGAGATATTTTTTTAACAAATAATGGTTGGAGTGTAATTAGAATATCTTGGAGTAATTATAAAAGATTAAAAATAGAAGAAAGAAAAGAATATATTAGAAATTTAATAAATTATATAGAAGGTAGTGTAGAAAAAATACCAACTATTATAAATAATAGAAATTATTGTAAATGTGGAAAAGAAATTTCTAAAAGAAGTAAAAGTTGTTTAAAATGTGCACCAAAAAAAAGAAAAAATGACAACAGACCATCATTAGAGATTCTTATAGATAGTTTATTATTTAATTCTTATGAAGAATTAGGACGAAAATATAATGTTACAGGAAATTGTATAAAAAAATGGATAAAATATTATGGTGCTGAAACACCAAGAAAACAAAAAAGAAAAGTTGAAAATAGACCAACTGTTGATGAATTAAAAATAATGTTAAAAAATAGTAGTTTAGAAGCAGTTGGTAAAAAATATGGGGTAACAGGAAATTGTATAAAAAAATGGTTAAAATAAAATAGGTATATGGTGCAACGGTTAGCATAAGGCACTCCAAACGCTTTGATCTGGGTTCGAATCCTAGTATATCTGCTATAACTAATTGATTATTAGTATATTAAAAATTGGAAGAGGAATTGTTCCGGCGAACAACCTAGTTTTGAAAACTAGTGGTACTGCAAGGTATTGGGATCGACACCTATCTCTTCCGCACAACTTATTGATTTTCAATAAGTTAAAAAAATAAAGAATACTTGCAGCAACTAAAGGTAAAAAACAAAATTTGAAAATTTGTTTGTGATTCAATTTCACAAAAGTATTCTGACTTATAATATTAGTTCGCTTAGACCCCACAGTAGGTGGTGTAGTCGAGACCGAAAGGATACTTACAGAAAGGAACACTAATTTTTTTTATGGAAGATAAACTTGGATTGGTTCCAAGCACTGTTTCGAAAACAGTAGGTACTCTGTGAGGTATGGGAATCGTAATCTCTGTCTTCCTCATTAAAAATAATTAATGGAAATTTACCCAAATTGGTAAAGGGGCGAAACTGCTAATTTCGTAGGACAGCTAACACCTGTTGCGAGGGTTCGAACCCCTCAATTTCCGCCAGAAATTGGAAGATAAAATAATTGGAAAATGAAACTGTGTAATTTTTATATATACATAAAAAAAATATAAATATGTATAATTGTAAAAAGTGTAACTTTTCAAGTGAAAATGCTAGTTTATTAGCAAATCATTACAAATACAGCCATTCTTTAATCACTAATTGTACTTGTGATAAATGTAATAAAGTATTTAAGAGTATAGGAGGATTAAAGTGTCATTATAAATCTTGTAGTAAAGAAAAGACTGTAATTGATCATATTTGTCCAAAATGTGGAAATTATATTAAAAGTAATATTAAAAAGCATATAAATTATTGTGATGGTTCAGGAACAAGAAAACAAAAAAATGAAAAAAATAAAAATAAAATTAAAATACCTTGGAGTAAAGGACTAACAAAAGAAAATAATAATAGTTTAAAAAAATTAAGTGACACTTTAAAATTAAAATATCAAACACAGGAAACAATTAAGCATACTGATAAAACAAAAAAATTATTAAGTGAAATAATTCTAGAAAGATATAAAAATGGTTGGCAATCAACAGCAGGAAGATGTAAAAAACTAGATTACCATAGTGAAATAGCTGGTGATATAAAAGTCGATGGTGGATGGGAATTAGCAACCGCAAAATATTTAGATAGCATAAATGTAAATTGGGTTAGAAATAAAAAAAGATTTAAATATTGGAATAGTATAAAAAATATGGAATCAACATATTGTCCTGATTTTTTTGTTATAGATTGGAACAAATATATTGAAGTTAAAGGATATAAAACAGAATTAGATGAAATAAAATGGACGCAATTTGAAGAAAAATTAGAAGTATGGGATAAAAATAAATTAAAAAGTCTAGGAATAAAAGCAAAATGGTTATAACTCTTAATTCTTGATTGTGTTGTTAAACGGTGTTATTAGCTGGTAATTGGTATCCAACTGGGTTGTGACCCCAGAACCTTTAAAAAGGAAATTACAAGTTCGAGTCTGTATAACACCCTGATTATTATATAAATGGGTTTATTGGTGTTAGTGGTTAGCATGTATGTTTGTGGCACATAAGGCTCCGATTCGAATTCGGAATAGACCCCATAAGGAGAATTAGCTCAGTAGGTAGAGCGGTGGACTGAAAATCCATGTCGTTAGCACAAGTTCGATTCTTGTATTCTCCACAAAACTGGAAAATGTAAATTAAAATAATGGGGAAATTCTCATTTGGTGAGAAAAACAAAAA